GTGGCGCTTCACCACCAGCAGGCCGATGCGCTCGCTGCGGCATAGGATCCGCAGCGCTTGCCGCTCAAGCCAGTTCAGGCGGAGATGTTCGAGCATGACTCCATCTTGGCAATGAGTCGATTCAGATACCACTCCGCTTTCAGGGCATCCTCGAGCGCGTTGCCCTTGAGCCACATGCGGATCATGTACTTGAGCGCCTGCCCCTGCAGGTATGCCGGGACCATGTGCGGTGCATCGGCGATCACCGACTCGATGAAGTCGATGGCCTCGATGGTGCCCGCCTGATAGTGCGGGGGGTGGTTCACGAGGTCGCCTGCTGTTCTGCGTTCTTCCATTTCTTGCGGGTGATGATGTTGTGGATGTGGGTGAAGCTGACCCCATAGATGGCGGCCAGCTGTTTGATTGTCCAGCCGCTGGCGTACAGCTTGCGGATGTCGATGGCGTTCTGCGGCGTCAATACAGCGTTGCCGGGCACATGGCCTGGCTTGAAGCTGGTGCTGGTCGGCGCCTTCATCGCCACTTCTCACCCATCAGCACCTGGCGGCACACTTCGATGGCCTGCTGCGCCTGCTTCTGCGTCATCACCGATTCGGTTTCATCCATCGCCTTCACCACTCGGTCGAGCAGTGTGGCGTAGTCCGTGTCGCGAAAGTTCGCGGCGATGTCGAGCGCAAACTCCTCCCACAGGCCGGTGAGGGTGCCACGCAGTGGATGGCCATACGGCAACTCCTGACGGCCGCTGCGTTGATACAGCGCCTCCATCATGTCGGCGCGCTGCTGGTCGAGTTGCGTGGTGGTCATTCGTCGAGGTACTTGCGAAGGTGGAGCAGTTCAGCACAGAGCTGTTCGCGGTTCTTGATGCCACAGGTGTTGTGCAACTGATCGATGCGGATGTCGATCAGCAGGCGAAGGCGATCACGTTCTGATGCCTGGCCAGCTTTGAAGGTGTTGCTGCCTTCGAGCAGGCTATAGAGACGAGCACGGGCAGCATCGTTCATCGGCTCTGCAGGGCGATCTGAATAGCTGCTTGGAAATAGCCGGCCATCTTCATCCGGCGATATTCGCCGCTGGCCTCCTCCGATTGTTTGTCCTCGATCAGGTCGTAGTTGTGCCTGGCTTCTTGGAGTGCGGCCAGCGTTTCGATGTTGAGCATGTCCAATTCAGATCGGCTGAGATCATTCACCTTGTCCAAGTGGATGACTTTCGCAAGGATGAACGAACGATGGAAGGGAACAATGGATTGGTCTGAGGTCATGATGCAACTTCGATTTCAGCGGATGGCCAGCGGTTCTGGGCGTAGCGGATCGCAGCACCGACGTTCTCGGCGCGAGTGATCCAGAGCATCGGCCGAGCGCCGCTGGGATAAATTAGGAGGCGATACTCCTTAGTGCGGGCACCATTGCGTGGCCTGCTGATGCCCTCGCCGTAGACGCCCTGATCCTCAGGATCGGTGCGCCATTGGAAGGCGATGGGAGAGCTAGATGTAGACATTCGGATCGGTGACAGATTCAGGATTGAGCCATTCGATCTGATTCCACCAAGGGAGCCATGTATCGGCGGCGATCAGCTTGGCCTCGGTCAGGCTGTGCGCTTGCACGCACTCGATCACGTTGGCGGATTTGATCGTGAAGTAAAAGCGGCGGGGTGTCATGAGTGGCCGTATCTGCAAAGGGCAAGATTGACTAAAGCGTGAGTACGGCGGCGCTCCAAAGCAGCAAGCAGTTCAATCATTTTCAAGTCGTCAGTGCCTTGCTCTTTCATCTGTTGCTCAAACCATAAACCATACGTTGAGCAATCGTGCAGGGGATCGTGCAAAATCTCTTGCCGCAACTGGTCAATCTGTTCGGCGGTTAGTTGCGTCACTTGCGCACCTCGATGTAGGACTGCGTGCCGGAGTGAGTAGCGCCTGCTTGGTTGCCGGTTTCGATGCCGATCATGGCGAACACGGCAGCGACGACAAGGAGACAGATGGCGTTGTTGATGCGGTTGATCATTGGAGTAAAGAACAGTGGCCTGGTGGCCGTGGGTCAATAATGCCGTGCCCCGTCGGCGGTGCATAGTGTCCTGTGACAGTTCTTCACACGGCCTCGGCGCCTACTGCCAGCTCCACCGGCACCCGCAGCTCTGGCTTGCTCTGCCCCTTGACGCGCCGCCCCCAGCCGACCACCGCCGGGCTGACAGGCAACTCGACCGTGAACCAGACATGGCCGCAGGTATTGCAGCCACGCTTGCGCACCGTCACCTCGGCGTCGCGGTTGTTCGTTGCCATTGCCTTGATGTCACCACTGGAGCACCTGGGGCACTGCATTGCTATTGTGAGATGTACCCCACTGGTCTAGCACAATGCAGTTCGGTGAGTGGATGGCCGTCACCCTTTCGGCAGAGCAGCAGTTCGAGATCGAAAAACATGCCCGCGCTCTGCTCAACAGCAAAGACGCGGGCACCATGGCCGTCGCTCTCTATAAGCAGGCCTGCTACCAGCAACAACTGCTCCAGCAGGCCGTCAACGAGATCGCGCGGCTCGAATGTGAACTGATGGGGCGTTAGAACATGTCGTCGCTCACGTCGATCACCACGCCATCAGTGGCCGCAGCCAGCTTCTGCGCAGCATCACCGGGATCCACCCAGTCGCGCGGTGGCTGTGCCACGGCGCTTACATAGGCCAGTCCCTTCTGGCTGGTCTTCTTCCAGCCGCTGATCGGCACCTGAACGCTGCCGTATTGATCGGGCGTCTGGCTCATCACAAAGCGGCAGAAGGCATCCAACTCCTCCACTTTGATGTTCATCATCCCACTGAAGTCCACCTTGCTTTCAGGCTTGGTCGACTTGAAGATGCTCAGGTTTAGCTTGAAGCTCATGGTTGTTCGTTGGTAATGGTGTTGGCCTGTTCGTATTGCTCCACCCCGGCCAATGGGTAGAGCACGAAGCCTGGCGTGCGGAAATACGCCGGACCTTTGCCTGCTTTGCGCCAGCGCATCAGCGTGTCAGGGTGCAACCCCCATCGCTGTGCAAGCTGGGTGGCAGTCAGGTACTCAGAAGAGTTCATCGCTCTCAGGTTCGGGTGTAGGTGCCGGCTCGGGGATGGAGGCGTTGAGATCAGCGACCTGATCGCTCACGGTCACCGGCTGGATGTCGACCACCTCCTCCTGGCTCTGCATACCAAGCAGCAAATCACTGGCATAGAGGCGACCCCAGAACGCTGCGGCGCGATAACGGATCATCAGCTCGGGCATCGACTGCCACTTGCTGCCTGCCTTGGTCGCCCAGCCTTCCTTCTTCGCCATCGCCATCGTGATGGTCGGTCCCTTCAGCTCCTGCCCGCTGGCAAGATCCTTGGCGATCGCGTAACAGGCCAGGCTGTCGCCGCTGCCGCTCAGCTCGAACCGCAGTGGACTAAACCGGCCGCAGCCATTGACCATCGCAATGATGAAGCTGCTGCTCCACGATGGGCGGCCATGGATGACATGCAGGTGCTGCATCGCCAAGAAGGGGGAGATGCCCATCCGGTTGGCGATTTCAAGCGCGACCAAGCAGTTAGCGAAACCCTGCTGGCCTTGAAACTGTGGCGGAATCAGCGTGCTGCTGGCGAGCGCCTTCGCAATACGCTGGGCATCCTCGAAGGCTTGGATGCCGCTGAATACCGAGCCGGAGCTGGTCGTGGTGAGTGCTGTGGATTCCATCAATACATCTCGATCTCGGTGGTCTGTGTAGCGGCCTCGCCGGTCATCCATGCCGGCAGGCTGATCGGTTCAATCCGATCGCTGTAGGCAGGCCAGCGGCCTGATGCTTTGCACTCGGCCAGTGTCTGCAGATCGCGCATGGCGGTTTCATAGCCGCGCTCGATCATCTGCTCATCAGCGGCATAGACACCAACCGCGAACGGTGGCTTCTTCTCCACTGCGATGAAGATGAACCCACTTGGCCGCTTCCCATAGGCGGCCTCGATGCCCGCCATGTACCAGCCGGCTTGGACGTGATACCGCCACTTGGCGATGCTGCGGCGGAACTCCCGCGGACTTGCGTCTTCGGTGGTCTTGAGATCCACCACGATGCCGCCATCCTCGGTGATCCAGTCCGGCCTGCACTTGCACTGCAATCCGGTGGTCAGCTCCGTCCACATGTGCGTGGTCTCGGCCTCCCCGGCTATACCGAGCAGCAATGCAGCAGCCGGATGGCCGAGCACTGCTCTGCCCATGTGCATCACAAGATCGGCATCCTCTCGGCTCAGCACGATGCGACCATTGGCCTCAGCCTCGAACGCTGCCCATGCTTCCTTACCTGCCTTGGTGCGGCGGTCAAGGCCATCGGGGGCGACGATGTAGTCGGTATCCCATTTGTGCAGTTCGAGCACATGGGTGTGGACTGCGCTGCCGATGCGCATCGCTGGCGTCGGCTCGGGAATGACGCGCTTCGGGTCGATGTAGCGCGCCCAATAGTGCAGCGGGCTACGCGCGATGAGATCCAAATGCGACTTTGAGATCGCAGGATGCGCGTGATAGTCGGCGTTCTCCATAGGGTGTGGCGACTTGCGCAATCCTATAGCCTGATGCGGTCAAGTGCAACCCCATGCAGCTCCGCAGCTACCAGCAGCGCGCCATCGACGATCTCCGCAATGCCTACCGCTTCAGCTACCGGGCACCGCTGCTATGCCTACCGACCGGCGGCGGGAAGACCATCATCTTCACCGCCATCGCGCAGGCATCAGCCGCTCGAGGCCGCCGGGTGCTGATCCTGGTGCATCGCCGTGAGCTGCTTCGCCAGGCCAGTGCCAAACTCACTGCCGCAGGTCTTGACCATGGCCTGATTGCTGCAGGCATCGAGCCATCCACTGCCGCCGTGCAGGTTGCCTCAGTCCAAACCATCGCGCGACGCCTATCAGGTATCGACTGGCAGCCGGATCTCATCATCATCGACGAAGCGCATCACGCCACCGCAGGCCAGTGGGATCGCATCCTGCAGCACTGGCCATCCGCCTACCGCCTGGGCGTCACAGCAACACCATGCCGGCTCGATGGCCGCGGCCTCCGCAATGCGTTCGATCACTTGGTGCTCGGTCCATCAGTTGCTGAGCTGATAGACGCTGGCTACCTCAGTCATTCCCGCATCTACGCGCCACCAGTGGTGGCCGATCTATCCGGCATCCGCACCCGAGCCGGCGACTATGCCAACGATCAGGCCGCGGCGGCCATGGATCGCCCCACCGTCACAGGTGACGCCATTGCGCACTACCAGCGGCTCGCTGCAGGCCAGCAGGCGATTGCGTTCTGCTGCAATATTGCCCACGCCGAATCCGTTTGCGCTGCGTTTTTGGCGGCCGGCATCCGCGCGGTACTACTCCTCGGTACCACCATCAACCGCGATCAAGTCGTTGCAGACTTTGGCGCCGGCCTGGTGCAGATATTGGTGACCGTCGATGTTGTCTCCGAAGGCTTTGATGTGCCCGCTGCCAGCGTTGCTATCCTCCTGCGCCCCACCAAGTCCCTCGGCCTCTACCTGCAGCAAGTCGGTCGCGTACTCCGCCCAGCGCCTGGTAAGCAGGCTGCGCTGATCCTCGATCACGTTGGCAACGTCACCCGCCATGGCTTCCCGGATGATCATCGCGACTGGACGCTCGACGATGGCATCAAGCGCACCACCGGCACAGCAGCGCCATCAGTGCGCACATGCCCCGAGTGTTACGCCGCCTTCAAGCCGCAACCGATCTGTCCCGTTTGTGGCGCTAATTGCGCACCGATCACGAACCGCAAGATCCGCCAGCTAGCAGGTGAACTGCAGGAGCTGAAGCGGAGCGAGATGCGGCAAGCACGCCGCAAGCAGGGCACCGCTCGCACCCTCGAGCAGCTTCTCGCCCTGGCCAATGAGCGCGGCTACAGTCCCGGCTGGGCGTACCGGATCTTCCACGCGCGTGGCAAACGCTGAGACCGACATTCAGCAGCGCATCCGCTTGGCAGTTGGCACCCGATCCGATCTTCGCCTGTTTCGCAACAACACCGGCACCCTGCCCGATCCACGCACTGGCAGGCCGGTCCAGTTCGGCCTGGCGCGCGGCTCCGCAGACCTGATCGGCTGGCGCACCATCACCATCACACCCGAGATGGTCGGGCAGCGCGTCGCTGTCTTCACCAGCATCGAGGTGAAGACCATCACAGGCCATCTCACCCCCGCGCAGCAAGCCTGGATGGGCACCGTCCGCACAGCCGGTGGCATCGCTGGGGTGGCGCGCTCAGTTCGAGACGCAGAAGAGATTTTGAGAAATGTCACTCACACTTGACACACGCTTTAAGCTGCCCTTGCAACAAGACAGTGACAACTCTGTGACAATCGCACCAATCGAAACTCGCGCTTATGGGCGCTTTTTTCGCAGCCGACTCGAAGCGCGTTGGGCTGTGTTCTTCACCTCGCTTGGCTTGGAGTGGGAATACGAACCAGAAGGCTTCAACGTGAATGGACTGCATTACCTGCCAGATTTTCGAGTTTGGACGCCTCAAGGTGAACCCATTTGGTATGAAATAAAGCACAAAGATGTTCGATCTGATGAAAAGTTCTCAGCTTTTGCCGAAGAATTAAGCAGACTCGCTTATGACGGCGATATAGCTTTTCGCCGAACTCTTTTGCTGTCTGGTGACCCAAACCATTTCTTCCAGAATCATTCTATTTGCCCACGGTGCGGCTTTTTTCTTGAAGCCGGCGATGTCTATAACTGTGGCGACGAAGTAGGAGCAAACTGTTTTTATTGCGATATCGAAACACCATGCGGAGGGGGAAATCCTGATGAATATAACGGTTTAGGAGGCCTTATTTATCATCCTCATAAGGGATGGGTGCAAACTCAACAGAATGAGTGGCACGAACTGAACAGGCGCCTAGACAGGGCTATCGATAATGCCACATCCGCCCGCTTTGAGCACGGTAAGGCGCCATGACAAAGCATCAACGACTTGTTGTCCTACTGCGCGCTGAACAAAAACAATGGCTGCAGTCTCAGGTAACCCCCCTCCGCTCGCTTGCAGATGTAGTTCGCGACATCCTCGACAAGGCAATCGCAAACGAAACTAAAACTGGCCAATGAACCGCACCATGGAACTCGCTAACGGCCAATGGCCGTCAATTCTTGGCGCCCTTGCAGGACTATCTGCCACGCAACTCACAGACAAGCATCAACCCTGTCCGTTATGCGGCGGCAAAGATCGCTATCGCTTTGATGATCAGGACGGCACCGGGTCCTGGTACTGCAATAAATGCGGCGGCAAGGATCAATCAGGTGGCGGTGGCACCGGCATGGATCTGTTAATGCGCCGCACCAACTGGACCTTCAAGGAAGCTGCACAGCGCGTTGAGCAGCACCTAGGCATTGCCCCGCAGCGCCCAGAGCCGCCCACCAAAGGTGCCGAGCATGTCTGGCACTACAGCGACACCTTCATCGTCTGCCGCTTCCCGGGAAAGAAGATCCGCCCGCTTTGGTGGTCCGGTAGCCGCTGGGAATGGAAGGCGCCACCAGCGCCACGGCCGTTGCTCAACCTCAGCAAGCTGCTCTCAAGCACCGGCACCGTGTTGATCGTCGAGGGCGAGAAAGCCGCAGATGCCGCCGCCAAGCTCTACCCCCGCGCCGTTGTCACCACTTGGCCATCAGGCTGCAAGGCCATCGACAAGGCCGACTGGTCGCCGCTCACCGGCCGGCGCATCATCCTCTGGCCTGATGCTGATGCCGTTGGCCAGCAGGCCATGGATCGCCTCGCGCAACTGCTGCTGCGGCTGCCGGTTGATCGTGTGCAGATGGTGGCTACACCACCCGATGCGCCCGAAGGCTGGGATTTGGCCGATGCGACCTGGACACCAGAAGACGCCGCGGCCTACATCAAAGCCAACATCTCAGCGCCGCTTCAGCCAGTCGACGAACCTTTGCCGGAACCGGAGCCAGAGCCAGAACCCGAAGCCGAACCTGAGTTGCCTGAACTCGAAGCCAATGGCCACTTCACCTGCCTCGGCCAAGAGGGAGACAACTACTACTACCGGCCTCACGGAAGTGGCCAGGTGATCCGCATCACCCGTGGCTCGCACACTGGCACCAACCTTGTTGCCCTGGCCAACCTCGACTATTGGAAGCAAATTGCAGCCAACGACCGCGGCAACGTCGACTGGGTAAAAGCTGCCGACCTGCTGTTTCGATTGGCCGACTTGGTGCCGCCATACAACCCGGATCGCGTTCGCGGCCGTGGTGCATGGTGGGATGACAAGCGCACCGTGCTTCACCTGGGTGATCGCCTCATCGTTAACGGCGCAAACAGGCCTGTCCTTAAGCCATTCGATAGCCAATACCTCTACCAGCGCATGGCCGATCTGGTTGGTCCGTCCAACGTCGAGCCACTGAGCGACACCGAGGCCTTCATCATCTGGGAGCTGGCAGAGCGATTCCACTGGGAGGTGCCTGCGTCTGGCCTTCTCCTCGCTGGGTGGGTCACCCTTGCGCCGATCTGCGGTGCGCTGCCCTGGCGCCCTCACGCATGGCTAACGGCATCCGCTGGTTCAGGCAAGTCGGCAATCCTTGATCGCTATGTCGCGCCATTGCTGGCCGACATGGGTCTCATCGTTGCCGGCAACACCACCGAAGCCGGTCTGCGCCAGACATTGAAATGCGATGCCCTGCCGGTCGTCTTCGATGAGGCCGAATCAAATGAGAAGGCCGATCAGGTGCGGATGCAGAACATCCTTGCTTTGGCGCGTGTTGCGTCTAGTGAGTCTCACGCCACCATGATCAAGGGCAGCCCAGGCGGTGATGTGACCAGGTTCAACATCCGCTCGATGTTCCTCATGTCCTCCATCGCCACCGCTCTCAAGCAAGGCGCCGACCGCAGCCGTTTCGCTCAGCTCACCCTCCGCAGCCCAACCGAAATACCGAAGCAGGAGCGCATCAAGCACTGGGAAGGCCTCGATCGTGACCTTGACCACTACATCAACCAAGGAACAGGGCGTCGCCTCATCGCTCGCACCGTTTCGCTGATCCCCGTGATTCGTGAATCGATTCGAGTCTTCACTCGAGTCGCTGCTGAGCATTTCGATTCCCAGCGCCTAGGCGATCAGTACGGCACCCTCCTGGCCGGAACGTGGTCGCTGTACTCCCGGCAAGTGCCAACAGATGATGAGGCTAGGAACCTGATCAAGGCCAACAACTGGGAGCCATACAGCCAAGCCACTGAGATCCCCGATGAACAACGATGCATCCGCCGGATCCTCCAGTACCAGCTCCGAGTGGAGACCGATGAGAAGACCTGCAACCGCGCCGTGGGCGAGCTGGTCGAGATCGCCATGCATCACGCAACGGACATCGACGTGCAGCCATCAGCGGCTCGCAACGCCCTTGAACGCCATGGTCTAAAGGTCGACCCGGAAGCCGGGACGCTGTTCGTCAGCAACACCGCGGAGGCCATCGCCACCATGCTCCGCGATACGCAGTGGTCGCATAGCTGGGGCACGCTGCTCTCCAGGCTGAAGGGCGCGAGCAAGGCCGAGCCGATGCGTTTCAAGGGCGCAGGCACCCTATCCAGGGCCGTGGCGTTACAGATCAGCGATTTGTAACGGGTGCTTGTTACAGCGTAACACCTTGCGGCGCAAGGGATTTGCCCCAGTTGTTACGCTGTTACGCTTTTTTCCAAAACATAGCCACACATATAAAGAGAGAGACATCCCTCCTCCTCTCTCCTCTCTCTTATATATATATATATATATCTATAAAGAAGTAACAACGTAACAACAGGGGCAGATCCACTGCGCTGGTGAGGGTCTCGATGTTACGGATCTTGTTACGCCCTGTTACGCCCGTAACGCCCTTACC